GATATAATCTCGTACTCCTCGTACGCGGGGCGTCCTAAAATTGACTTAACATAATCAAATACAGCTTGCTCCTGAGACACTTGTGAAGGCTCAGTAACTTCACTCACTGTAGAGTCGCTCCAGTAATCATAATCTATTGAATATCCAGCATCATCAGATTCCCCATCACTCAGTGAATGCGGTTCATATTTCACGTCTTCTATTCTATATTTATCTTTCCACTGGACAACACGAGTGTCGAAGTCCAGGTTTAGAGTTCTACATGGAAGATTTTCTATCTTAGCAATCCGCTTCATTTGCTCTAGTCGCGTATCAAATACCTCACGACCGTGGAAAAACCACTCTCGTAAAGCACCATCTATATTTTGGCACGCCACTTCTCTAGGAGTAAGGGCGCTAGATTCAACTACTGCATGTAATGACTTCATAATGGAGTCTTCTGCTAAGGGTCCAACATATCTATTAAGGGCCGGTTCCCACCTAAAACGCCGCTTGAGGAAGTCAAGCTCACCAAGTGACATGTAAGGTCTAGGATCCGAAGTTTTATCTGGCATCGTGAATACAATATCAATCTCCCTGAGTATGTCAGCCATAACTACATGGTTGAATTTATCACAATTTATATCAACTCCACAAGCTGCATCATCTCCATACGTGATAAGTGACAGTACATCCCTGAAACGAGCTGGTCTATCTAATCCGACCTTTGTACCCAATTCACCCAAACTCTCTAACGGGTATACTTTAAAAAAGCAATACCTAAATAAGAGCGAATTGACGATACTATTTATGTACACGGTCATATTCTGACCAGACGGGTTCGTACCATGAAAACGCATCAAAGTGCCATTGTAAGCTACTAGCGGAGTACAAACTTCATGAACGATGACATTCATACGCTGGAGGTCGGCACTCGAGTACCTACCAGACCAGCTAGCAATCTTCATCATTATCGCAAAAGCAGATAGTGTCAACTGGGCTGGCATGCGTACATCATACTTCTTGTAGTCCCCTGCGACGATTCGATCGCTACTATGCTTAGAGATAAACTCAGTAAGTTCGTGCCATTCCGGACCATGGGCATTTATACCTACGGCTGTTTCAGCAATCAGCGGGTTCATAGAGAGAAATCTCGCTATAGGAAGGAAGTATTTCCTAATAAGATATTGAAGTACAAGCGGTGCAGCTTCAAAGACCCTAACTTTAGTCTCGTTGACTTTCCGTGGTTCATCCTTAAGACTAGCACCAAATATCAAATT